GTCCAAATTGACCTTGTGGAAGGGCGGCCATGATTGGTTGATCACTGCGATCGTTAATCACGTACTCTCGCAAGCGGCGTTGATATTCGGGTGTGAACTTTGATACTGATGGCTGTATAAGATCCTGATGTTGATCCACAAGATACAAAGGATCCATAGGCACCAGGTCTTCGATAAAAGTATCCCGCCCCGGACGAATAATCATTCCAGGAATTCTCCAGTCACTTAGATTTCTCAAGTGGCTACGTAACAGAATATTGCTGGACTCGTCAATGTTCAGTCGACGATTGAGAATATAGTCTGTGCTTTCAAAAGGCATTTCGTGATCAAACACCCGCTTGCTTTCTGTAAAATATTGTGGCTCGTATTCTTCAACCAGGCGATGCAACCGCTGCTTCAATTGACCAAGTGTGCTTGAAAATTCATCCACGCCCGCAGTGATACTGGAAAAATTCTGTCCAAGATTTTTACCATATGAGTCCAGTTGTATTGAATGATTGCCTACCACATGCAGCACACTATCCAGCAGCCGCACAGTTTCCTGCGTCTCGGCGCTGATACTCAGTGAGTCCAGCAGGTTGATGTAAGCAACAATGTCTTTCAGCGTCATGTAAAATCAAATAAACTTGTAAATGTGTTTTCAGTATTGGTCGCAGACACAAGATCCCATTCCAGTACACCTAACAGGTTGTCGATCTTTTGATCCACGACCGTGGCTTCCATTAGACTGTTGTCAAACGGCAGTTCTGTAAACCAAGTAGGCAAGCGTTGTTCATCTGTGGGATATCCAATTGACGTCCATCCCAGCGCATTTGACTTGAGCTTGCACACGATGGTCTTCATGCCATCCACAATCTGCATGCTGTAGTTGTCGCCGTTCATTCTTCGCATGTTGTTCCAGTTTAGTGCTGCTCTAACATGTCCAGGCATGTTGGCTCGACCTTGCGCTGCTTCCGCAGCACCATACTTGGTCAAGTTGTTCACACGTTTGGGACTGCCCTTCTCCCATCCTGGTCGCTCCATGAATTCATACTTGAACTTGCGAATATGTTCAATTACGTCGTCACGTTGCACACCGCTCAAGATCTTGTTTAGAATTTCCAACAAGAACTCTTGAATAACCTTGGGCGTGTCCGAACGTTTTAGATCCAAGCCGGTGGCCTTGGTCTTGCCAATCTTGCCACCCACGTCCAGACGTTTGCCTTCAAGATCAATGATGTTCACAGCATAACGCTTCTTGGTAATAAACAAACTGCGATCCGCAACCATCTCACGACCACACTTGATCAGTTCGCCCATGTCTCGTGGACAATGGAATGCCTGTTCCATAAATCCCGGGAACGAATCGTTTACTTGATCAGCAATGGAATCATACAGTTGAATACAAGTTTCCTTGCTCCACTCCATGCGACCTTCTGCAACTTCGTTTTTCAGTACAGACCATGCACTGAAATAACAACTGTCCGTGTCACCATAGATAACTGCTTCACCCACGTGATCATATTCACCTGTAATACATTCATTGATGTATGCGTCCATGTGGCGTGCAATAGCACGACCAGTTAGTGTAGTTGATTGTCCAATACGTTTGTCAAAGAACCTACAACCTGGGTTCAAAATAGCACCATACAAACTGTTCAAGTTGATCTTCTTGACCAGTTGCCGCTTGTCCCAGAACGCAATGTCCTTGGGATCTGTTGCTGCTTTTTTCTTGGCCTGCATGTCCTTGCGTTCACTATACCAACGTTCCAGCAAGCCGGGAATGATACCTTTTTTCTCATAGGTGATAATAGTACCATTGGCAGTTAGTATCCAGGGCTGGTGGCTGTCAAAGATCAGTTTCCAGATCTCTGCTGCTGAGTGTGTGCTTTCTGAGCCGTCCTGCCAGTCAATAGTGATTTCAGTTCCTACCTCGGTGTTCATCACAGCGGTGTATTCAAGACTGCCAAACAAGTTCTCCCAGGCATCTGCAAACTTGCCTCCATTCTTGGCCATCTTTTCTTGAATGTAATGGTCAGTCATGGTCTGGCGCAACTGACCCACGATAGTTTCTGGTCCCATGTTCTGTGCTCGAATGGCTGAGGGATAGAGACTGTTGATGTCCACTGACCCTACCCATTCGTGCAGACCTTTTTTGGGATACGCAACATAAGCACCTGCTGCCTGATTGTCTTCAGTGTCGTTGCGTTGCTTGCGATTGGGCACAACAAAACCACGTTCATGTGCTTCCACAATAATGGCCTGTTCAGTCACTGCCACAGCACCCATTGTGGTCTGTAGTAGCACAGTATTAGCATGTGCCAGTTCGCTGGCCAGTTCCAGGAATCGTAACTTTTTGTCCAGTTTGTCCAAGAGTGCAGTATCCTGACGATTGTATTCAATGAACTTCTTGAAGTGTTGATTGTACAGCTGATCCAGGGTGCCTTCAAACTGTGTCTTGTGTTCGCCCAGTTCGTATTCGGCAATGGCATCTAAACTATAACTATGACGTTCTTCATAGGTGTACTTGCGATACAATTGCATATAGTCCATGTGTACTCGCCCCACCAGGTCATAGGTTTCTTGTTCAGCACCAAAGCGTTCAAACATACGCTTCTTGGGATGCTGTCCCCAAAGACAGAACTTGCGAGTATCATCCTTGCTGAGAACTCTAATGGTTCGGTTGATGGTGTAGGGAATATCATAGCCCTCTGAGTTCCATCCACTTAGCACATCTGCATCGTCAATCAAGTCCAAGAACATCTTGATCATGTCACGTTCATCTTCAAACAAGAATGTGTTTTCAAAATCAGCAACCAGTTCCTGTGCTGTGGCCATGCTCATGTGCTTGGGTGGCACAGCCATGGTGACCATTTGATCCAGCCAGTTCAGGTACACAGAAATAGCTGTGATAGGATTGAACGGATCATCCACAGGTGAGAATCCGCGATCCTTGTTGAAGTCTACTTCAATGTCAAAAAATGCTGTGTGCAGATCCGGAGCATCCTGACCCTTGTAGTTGTCCTCTAGACAACGAAAGATTGGGTTGATATCGCTTTCATACAACTGCTTGCCTGAATGTAATCGGACTTCTTTACGGAACTCTTTGTTGTTTCTTGTGCTGAATCTTGACACAGGTGTGTCATAGATGCTACGATGTTTGCCTCTGGGGTCATCGTAGTAGAACACAAAGTTTGCTGGATATTCTCTGTATACTCGATTGCCATTGCGGCGTTCCACCACATGAATGCGGTCGTGTTCTCGGTCAAAAAGACTGTCAATATAACTCATGTATCTCCGTTTATGGCCGGTAAGCCGTGTTGCTTGCCCTTAACGTGGGCGATTCGTTGTTGTAACACATATTTATTTTGCTGCATCAACCAACGCAAAATATTTGTCCAAGACTTGAGGATGAGCATTGTAAATTGTGTTACTGAAATTTTTATTTAATTTTTCGATCTGTGCCAAATTGTGATTGGATGCTTGAACCAGTCGAGTACAATGCTGTTCAACATCAAAGTTGCACAGTTCCTTTGTTATATTCAATATTGCCACCTGGCGATCAATGCATGACTCTAGGTCATCGTATTGGGAGTGATCTACTAGATCATCAAGAGTATCATATCCTTGTTCTCTTAGATATTTTACTCCATGACGGGCAGAATACAAGACCCAGGGTCGCGGCAAACACATAGCCCTGAATATTTTTTCAGTATAAGTTATGATGTCATTGTTATCAAAATACGTTTCAATCACAATGCTAAACTTGCTTTGCAGAATAATCTTGTTGAGATCTAGCTCTACATCAAAATTTCGATAAGGTACAATTGCCCGGGCTATTTCATGTTCGGGCGCAAAAATAGTCATACCATCTTGGAATTGTTTTTCGAATGCCTGTGATTGAGTCATACCAGCCAAGGCAGGGATCCTATCAATATGCATATTGAATGACACAAATCCTTGATCCAGCAGACCCCGACGAATCAACTGATAAAACCAACTTTGTCTCATTGGATCCATCCGAGATATAAAACAGTTAAAGTCTTTGATTATCACTTGATCATCAACTTCTGGTAAAAAATTATCAAAGTAAAAGCCGGCCCATCCTGTGTTGATCGGCACTAGATGCTGCGCCAACACAGATTCTGTATTGATTACCATACTACCAGTTATTGCAATCCATGGAATTTCAAGATTGGTAGTAACGGGTAAATTTTCTAAACGTGGCTCGTCACCAAACACATGATACATCGGCGCAGCCGGGAGTGTAGAAACTTGTAGTCTATCATGTAGTCTTTTTAAAAACTCAGGATTCAACCCAGGCAGAGCAAAGTAATGTGGGGCAGCAATGTTTAGCAATTCAATGACTGGCCCTGACCATCGGGGTAAGGGAAGAGTTTTGTGCATAACATTGTTCATTATGTTACTAAAATTTGACGATAATTTCATAATGCTACCTTATTTAACAACAACAAGTTACTATAGGGTCTTGCCCACTGTGGTAAGAATTGTTTCCAGCAGTTCGTGATCCTGTTGTTCTTGACCAAAGCTGGCTTTGTGTGCCATACGTATTGCCTTTTTCAACACAGCTGGCTTGATTTCCAATTCCTCTGCAATGGCCTTGACAGTGTCAGTGAGACCACCTTGTAGTGTATCAATTTCGTGCATGACCTGCATGCCCTCATTGATAATCTGGGTAAGTTTAATTTTCTGGTCGCCGTTGAATGTTTTGTTTTCCATGAGAATCTCCTAAAGTAGTCAGCTAGTATAACTGATACAGTAGGAGATGTCAAGGTGTTGTTGCTCTTTTAGGATTCCCAGTAGCGAATTGGGCCGTCCAAGGCAGAAGCCGCCTACATCACGCAACTAGTGCGGTCCTAAGGATGTTCAATGTGCTTGCTGTGCTGCAAAGTCTCTACGGCGTTGCGCCCCAACCTGTGTCACGTGCTCGAGTATTTGGTTACGCACGGTAAATGCAGATTCGTTTACTGCACCGTGTTTGACAAATGTGTCGTCAATAAATTTCTTGATACGTTGTACGTCTTCTTTGGTCTCAACCATTTGTAACAGTTCTGTCACTGGCTGTGCTAATGCTTCTGTTATTCCGGCAAGTTGTTTTTGAATGTTTGGAGGTAAATCTTTAAAAGCTAACATTGATTTATCGCCTAGCGTTGCTGCTCCTGTTTTTTTATTGTAGGTTCCAATGGTGCCCGCCGCGTTGGGGGTAGCCGGTGTTGTACTTGGTTTCTTGAATGATTGTGTAACCTTACTGTATCCTGCAGGCACATTGGCAACCGATGGAGCTGGTGCTGTAGGTGCAGCAGCGGCGGTTGTAGCCGGTTCAGTAGATGCCGCTGCTGCTGCCTTTTGAGCAGCCAGGGCTCTGATTTCAGCTCCTGTGTAAGGTTTGCCAGTAGCTGGGTTTGGAATATATGCCAAGGCTGGTGGACTCAGTGATCCAGGTGCAGCCGTTGCATTTATATTGGGTCTAGAGCCAAATATTTTAGAGCCAAGGTCTTTCAAGTTAAACTCGTCCAGTTGCTCGTCATCGGCTTCTGCCATGCCTTGTCCCAGTTGTCTTAGATCAGTTGTCAATACTGTTTTTGTAGTAGAGCTGGATGGAATTGTGATGCGGGAATATGTACGGTCCGGGCTCATGTCAACAACTTGTGCCTTTTGGTCAATGTACCGCACAGTATCACCTGCCTGTATCATCTTTATGGATACACCACCAAGATTAACCGGAGTATCACCTGCATAGTTACCATGGGCTTCCGACATGCCCGACTCGTCCATGCCACGGTCCCGGCGCCATTGGCGAACACTCTTGCCTTGATCTCGTTTGCTACCTAGCTTGGGTCTAAGATCACCAAGACCTTCCGTCATGCCTTGTTCGGGGGCCAATTCAAATAGGTCTGTTACTATCATGTTATTTCTCTTGTATGTAATCTTGGTTGCTGTTTTGCTGCGCTGCTTTGTGACGCTTTTGAAACAGTCGCACAGCCATGTCAGCATGATCTACATTGGGGAAACGTGTGGGCAAACTACGTCCAGCACGGCGTATTTCAAACCCTGATTCCTGATCGCCATAGCATTCGAAACACGAGCCATCTTCCATGGGGTATGTTTTTACTGGTGACTCACTTACAGCTGACATTGGTGCAGCAGGTGCAGCAGCATCGGCTGCTAGATGATCTTCAATGCTGTGTGCTGCTTCTGTGTCGCCAGGATCACTAGGAGGAGCCACGTCTGCATCCCAGGTGGCTTCGTCTACTTCTTCGTCGTCACCAATTTCAAGATCACGCTTGGCCTTGCTGACCAAGTGACTGTCCAGGTGATTTTGTTTTTCCAGTTTTTCCAGGTAGTCGGCAAAATTTGCCTTGACCTTGCTGACCATGTCTTCTTCTACTTCTTGCATGGCCTCTTCAAGAGGATTTCTAGCAGGCTGCACACTGTCTCCTACCATGTAACCCTTGAAAGGATTTTTTGGATCATGCTTGGCAGTGAGTACTGGACTTATTGAGCGGGGTTTGAACAACGCAGGCAGTTGTGGCACACTCTTTTGTTGTGCGTTCAGGCCGTGCTTGACCGACACTGGCGTGACACGCCCTTCGATCAAGGCCAAGCGCTCAATTATCTTGTGTATGGAGTCACTCATGCTCTTTCCGCCTTCAAATAACTGGTCAGTTGCCAACGATACTTGCCATGAGCACTGAGGCGTTCTGCTATGAAGTTGGCAATGCCTTGTTCGTTGTTGTCATTGGCTTCTGCAAAGCAACGGGTCAACAGGTCCAACATCTGATCATTGTTGGCCTTGAGTTCTTCTAACATGAGTCGAGCACGGGGAATCTTGGTCTGTCCTGAAATCTCTGTGAGTTCGGCAAAGCGTTCAAAACTGGCCGGAGCATATTCACCTAGATAGCGTATATATTCTGCTGTGGGATCAACAGCCGAATACGCATCTTCGTAGATGTTCTGGAAAAAATCATGCAGTTCGCCAAAGTCCGGACCTTCCACATTCCAGTGAAAGCCCTGGGCTTTTAGATAGTAGGCAAAGTTAGTTGCCAATAGAGTTTTTAAACTGTCCGCGAGCATTCTTGTTCCTTTTGTATTCCTTGGGCGTATTAGGCGTAGGATCTGTAGAGTATTTACCTGT